CCCTGAAAATAGCCTTGATCTTTTGATGTGATGTTAGTCATAATTGTCCTTTCGTGGTGCTATACTGAAATCCCTTTCGTGGTAAGGGTAACGCTAACAGCGTAGCGGGGTAGGTTTTTCTGTGTGCCTGCCCCGCTTCTCTATTTCTTGTCTAGGCTTGTAGCCATGTCCTTGATTGAGACTAGTAGCTCATCGCCTACATTGGCTGCCTGTGCCTCTTTGTAAAGTGCGCGTAGTCCAGGAACGTTGCCCTGTCCGGCTAGAACAGTTGCTTCAGTTGCCCAGTTGCGATCAGGCTTAGGTGCAACCTTTTTCATCTCTTCCCTGCTCGGTCGAACAGCTTTCCCGTCTTTCTTAGGCTGGAAGTTTAGTGTCGCGAGAACTCTCCCGAGGCTGCTGGTAGAACAGTTTTCAACGGCGAACTTGACTAGCTGCCCGCTTGTGCGTGATTCCTGTGCGTAGTCAATAGCAGCAGGTCTTGGGTCGTCTCGATCAGTGAAGGCGCTTGCCTTTATCACAATCTCGGTTTCGTTGATTAGCACAATCTCAGTGTGCAATCTCCCGTTAGGGTATTTGTCCCAGAAGGCAGCAATCCTGTCTGCCACCGGTTCGTATTCGCTCATGTTGAACATAGTTATCCTCTCGTGAATGTTAGGAAGGGTTTGCCAGCTCCGCGTTGTTGAAGCTGGACTATGGGAACACCCTGGAATGTCCCAGTCTTAGCGCCCTGCATTTCATCTAGGGCTTTGGCTTTGTATTTTTGTAGGTTCTCTTCTGCTGCATCGAAAATCTGCTTAGCAGCAAGCAACTCAGTCGCACACTCTAGCTCGTAAGCAACGTCCTCAATTTCGGGGGAGAGATCTCTGATTGTCTGATAAGTCGAATCACTTCCATCGTGGTCTGGAGGCTCACCCATACTTAGCAAGCCCAGAAATGCGTTTACAGCGCCTTTGACATACTCCATAAGGGTTTCATCCCATTCAACTATAAATGTCTTTAGGTCGCCACCTGTGACCGCTACGACCATAGCGGGGTTTTTTAGACCTGTCACATACTGATACCAAAGAACCTGGTAGCGATAGTATTCGGGCAACTCTGTCCAATACCTACCGGTGTGCTTGATTTCAAGAATCGAAAGATTGCCTAACTTGTCCTCGATAATTGCATCTGGGTTAGCGTGAAAGCGATTGTTTTCTGTGCTTTCAAAAGTCCAGTCTGCGTAGTAGACAGTGAGATTAGGGTTCTCATCTGCGAAGGCGTGAATAATGCCCTCTTCAAGATAATTGCCTAGCTTCATCCTCATCGTGGCTTCGGGCTGGTCTAGCGCTCCGGCTTTCTCATACCAAAGGGTAAGGCAAGACTTGAAGGGTGAGAGATTAAGAATAGGGGCTATGTCACTGCCACCTATAGAATCCTGTCGCTGCTCCATCCAGGCAGCTGATCCAGAAGGGTGTGTGCCTATGAGTTTGGCAGCACCTAGCTTTTCAATTCGTTCTGCGATTTTGTCCATACTTGGACATTAGCAGATTGAGGGGACTTTATACGCCTGGAATGTGTGGCGGTTCTACGCCCTCCGTTACGTCCTCGAACTCAACATCCTCAAATTCGCCCTCTGGGTTATTGGGCGCTGTGTTCTTAGCTGCCATGACTGAAGCGAAAAAAGCAAGACCTGCTGCAACACTAGAAAGAATCTGCTGTGACTGCCCCTCAGTAATAAACCCTAGTGCTACAAATAGCGGGACAAGTCCTGCTGCTGCTGCGTAGATAGCTTTTCTAATTGCCGGTGTGAATCTCAATCTGCATACCTTTCAAGTAGTTTCTCAGGATCAAAAGTCCTGCCGTAAAAAATGTGCTTAGGTGTATCACCATAAGTTAGGTGCAAGTGTGAACCGCGTGAACAGCTGCCTGTGTTTCCCACTGCTGCGAACCACTGGTTGCCCTCTTGAATCTTAGTCCCGACTTTGTGCTTGCTCTTTTTCTTTAGGTGAGCAAACCCTAGATACATAGGTTTCTTTTTACCTTCATGCCAGAAGCGCAGGACAAGACACCAACCCAAGCAGTCGCTCCAAGTGTTTAGAACGATAGTCCCAGAAGCAGGCGCGGTAATCCATGCACCACTTTTAGCACCGAAGTCCAATCCTCTGTGAGGTGTTTTTCGCCTAGCCGTTTCTCCGTAGCGCGAAGTTACTCTTGCTTTAGGCAATGGGTATTTCATAGCGCCCTAACTACAACAGCAACTACAGCACCGGTGATAGCAGCAGTGAGGATAGATTGCATAACTGCGTTACTCCAATGTGCTTTTTCTAGCGCTCTGATTCTCTGTTCGAAGTCGTCTAGCTTTTTCTCAATGTCTGACACGATTCTAAGAATTACAGCGGTGTTTGAAGGCGGGCGCTGCTGCGACATTACGCGCCTACTAGCGCTGCAATCTCCAGATCGGTAAGACCTAGCGCCTTTAGCTTGTCCTGAGCAGACTGCTTCTGAGCTGCAACCTGAGCTGCTGCCTCTTCCGCTGCTAGCCTTTCAGCCTCAGCTGCTGCGCTCATAGCCTCGCGCTCTGCGATCTCTTCATCTGTAAGTTCTACTACCTGGCGTTCACCGGTAGAGCAATTGACTATAAGTTTTGTTGGTTTGTCTGCCATGTTTCTATCCTAACTGACTGTCGTTGTTCCGTCTGAACCTGCTGTGATGCCGTATAAAGTTGCTGAGCTGTATTGCACCCAAGAACCAGAAGTGGGAACTAGGGTCACTTTCGTTATTGCAGATGAAACTGTTGAAAGCCCAGCCGAAATTGAGTGGTAGGCACCAGTAGCATTGTTTTCTGTTACTCCGTCTAATGAAACAGATTTGTCATTGCTTGATAAGTAATTGGGGACATAAAGGCTTATGCTACCGAAAGTGCTTGCCGTTTGGTCTGCTGCTCCCACTCCAAAGCCAATTGCACCATTGGTGTATGAATTAGAACCAACAGAGCTACCTGTGCCGTAAAGGTTTCTGCTAGAGGTGATGTTTGTGTCGTTGAACTTTAGATACATACGAAAGTCACCAGAGCCACCAGTTCTACCGCTAATAAGTATGTATAAATCTGTGTAGTCAGCAGGAATGTTGTCTAGCACAATCGAAGCAGCTCCACCTGACCCAACCTCAATGTGTTCAATCAAAGTCATACTCATTTAGGCCTCGATTCCAAAAAGAGATAATGTAGTGCCAGCAGCAAAGCCCTGAGATAGCCCACCTGAAATAGCTACGGATGTAATGGCAGCAGTATTAGCCCAGCGACCTGCCTGAGCAAGAACACCACCGCTTGCTCTATTGCTTCTGAACAAAGTTGTTTTGTGTTTGTCCGTAGCCGAGTAGTCCATAATGTGGTAAATGTTATTACCAATTCCAGTATCTAGTTCACCCCAAGTTCTTGCTGAATAATTAGCTGAAACTGCACTTGAGCCTGTTCCCAACATAAGGACATAACTATAACCAGTGCCATTTGCGTTGAAAAGTATGTATAAATTCTCAAGGGTAGATGTTAAAGAACCATTTACGACTAGGACTAAATCACGATAATCCTGCGGTATTGAACTAAATGTGACTGAGCTTGCCGAACTTGATAGTGTCGTAGTTGCTAATGCTGTATAAGTCGGAGTTGCCATTTATGCCGCCTTTAGCCCATAGAGAGAGTATCTCGACCCAACAGCAGGCGGAGAAACTTGGTGCGTGAAAAGAATGTCAGTCACTGAACCTGTATTTTGCCACAGCCCCGAAGATAGATAAATTGAATTTTCGTTTGTTGTCTGTCCTGTTAGGCAGCGAACAGTAGAAAATTTTGTTGTCTCAAACGGGTCGAGCAAGTCAATCACGCCAGCAGTATAGGCATCGGCTGTATAGTTTGCAGCAGCAGCATTTAGGTTTAGCATCATTTGGCTTTGACTGCTTGCAGCAGAACTAGAAACGGCACTTCCATTACCCCTTAGATAGTGCCAAGCGTAATTTGAACCTGAATCAACCGAGCCACCAGTTCCCATTCTCATATATAGAGAATCGGCAGAATTGCCTGTTCGTGAGCCTCTGATAACAAAGCGAATCTGCAAATGTTGGTAAGTCGATGCGTAAGTTCCAAGACTAGAAAATTGAATGTCAGCAGGCGAGCCTGTCAGTATCTCTGTTTCAAGCAGGTCGTATGCGCTAGCACCTGCAGCGCTAACTGGGTAATCTAGTATGCCTAGTGGGATCAGCATTAGGTTGTTAGGTTTCCAATCAAGTAGTATTCGTTGCTTGCTTCACAGACTACAGAAACACCTACATACTGCTCTGCGCTGAGATAGTTTGATCCTGCGCTGTATAGGTTTACTCCGGTGTCTGCATCGAACTGAATCTGCCCTGCGCCCTTCTGCACAAAGTCAATTCTCTGCCCCGCGCTAAGAACGTCTGCGATAGTGATTGTGACAGTTGCAGCGTTGTTTACTAAGACTGTGCTGTTAGCATCGCCAGAAACAATCGTGTAGCTAGTGCCAGTCTGTTCGCTGATTGTGGGTTCTGGGATTGAGATTGCATCTACCCAGGCACTGCCGTTGTATTTGACAAGAGCATCTGATCCTGTCAAGTAGGCAAACTGCCCATCTACCGGTGTTTCAATCGCTGCATCTCTAGCAGTAGCATCTACAAAGACTGCAATGCTCTGCTTCATGAGATAAGTGTTTAGCTCGCTCGCATTTAGCGGGAAGCCGTTTACAAATACTTTGTAAGCCACGTTAGAATTCCTTCCAAAGTTCTAGTGTAGTGAACCAGTTGTTTACATCTATGGA